TTCATGGAACGACGAGCTGTTCTAAGGTCATAGCCTGAACGCATCTCACGACCGGCTCGCTCCCACGCTTCCTCGGCAATCTCCGTGAAGTCCATGTTAAATAGGGTTGAGCCGGTAGTAGTCATCTAAATCCTGCCGTTTTCTTTGCTATCGTTTTAGGTTGCGCTACAAACTGTTTACCAGACGCCTTGCCCGCACGTTTGGCTTTAGTCGTAGCCGCATACTCTTGTGGGGATAAAGATTTAATGGCTGCTTCAGGCAAATATCGCTCACCCGTCTTGCTTGACGGTTTGCCAGACTTAGTGCGCCACTTCTGGTCGCCCCAATCTTTAAGCGATTTCTGAGGAGCTTTCAATCCTTATACCCTCCACCGGCTTCCTTGTACTTCTTAGCAACAAGTTGTGCTTTACGGGCTGACCATTGGCCTGCGCCAGTGCCATGAGTTGCCGCCGCTTTAACTTGAGACACAATCCGCTTACGCAGACCGGGTTTGGTGTAGTTACCAGCAGCGTTGACTTTGCCGCCTTCAGCATACTGAGTGAAATCAGTATCATCCCGGCGTGCTTTTTTCACGCCTTTTGGCATTTTAGATGGGGATATGGCCCCCATCCCACGGCTGGCTAACATGGTTACACCATCTTTCCGCGTGTTTTGCCTTTAACACAGCAGCCATCAGCACGTTTAGATGCAGAAGAAACTTTGCCGCCCGAAGCCATCTCGCGGGGAGAAGGTGGCATACGTTTACCTTCAGTAAAAATATTAGCGTTCTGTTTATCTTCGTACTTTTTAAGTTCTTTTGCTGTAGGGCCGCCTTGCTTGCCACGGCCTGCGCCAGCTTTAGAAGGATTAGGGCCAACATACTCAGAAGCGCCAGCCCCCATGTCGGGTTTAAATGGTTTGTCTGAGTATTCGGGATCTAATTTATAGCCGTCACCATATACTTCGGTCAGATCTTTGTATTTAGCCATAATAAATCCTTAGCAGGCTTTGCCGCCGCGCATCATTTTGACCATGGTGCCTTTGGTTTTACCCTTAGACGCAATACCATCAGGTGTCTTACCGGTCTTTACAGCGCCCATCTTAGATGCGGCCATTCCGCCACCGGCCAACTTAGTCATAGACGCGCCTTTATGCAAACGGCCTTCGTGTTTGTTCACGGCTTTCTGCATCATCTTCTTGTCCATCTTTACATCTTTGTGGGCCATGCCACCTTTAGCCATTTTGCCCTTGCCGTCAGCAGCAAAGTCAGGAACCATTTTGCCGCCCTTGTTGACCATAGTCATACCACCGTCTGCGTAACCTTTTTTCATATCGCCACCTTTAGAAAATTTGCGGCCCTTGTCCGCTTGATTGAAGTCTTTGCCCACGGACTGTGGGACGCCTACTTTCTTAGCAAACGATGGACTATGCGCCACAGCCGCCATGAAATCTCTCTGTTTTTTTGAGCTACTCGGCATCTTTTTTGCCTTTCCTACCCAGCAAATTCTGTATGGTTTCGGTTTCCCAGATGCGGATTGCTGTCCACACAATTGTGAAGATTGCGGCTACGGACGGCAACATTTCGACTAGGGTCCCTACGACGGTCATTATCGACAAAGCGTCGACAACGTTTTTAGCGGTTTCGTGTGTATCGCTCATTTCAGCAGTTCCACGCCCGCAGGCTCTTGTTAATACGAGAGTTCGGGTCTTTGGCCGTCTTCTCGCTTGTTAGTTTTTTCTTCATGCCACTCATCCTTGCGCAGAAAGAGTCGCGGCGTGAGCCGCCTTCTGGCTGAGGGGCTTTCAACCCCGGTTTGCCGGGGTTGGCTTTGTTGTAGGACGCACGCCCCTTGGCGTTCAATCCGCCCTTCTCCGACTTGCCTTCCTTGCGTTGCCATGCTGGTGATTTAGCCATTTACGACTTTCAGTTTAGAGTGGTGAATGTTCTCAAGCAAAGGCATGACAACCTCTTCACGGAAGTTGCGCTCAAACGTTTCTTGCCCAACATGAGGGAGACTAATGTCCACATCAAGATAGACTGTAAATCCCATCTGCGTAGCTCTGTCGCAGAACAAATAATCTTCGCCAACATACTTGCCATCCACAATGGCAAAGTCAAACACTGCTGACATCTTCTCCGTCGGGGACTTCTCGTAAATCCATTCGGGGTGGTTGAACACCAACTGCTCAATGACATGGCGTTGGATCAACATAAACCCAGTAGGCGCTCTCTTTAGACGCATCAAAGAGCCTTTAAACTCTAGATCGCCTTTTTCGTCGTAGTACACATCAGCAAAGAATTTAGCATCTTTGGCTCTGCGTGGGTACGCCCCAGCGGTTATATCCATACCATTACTTTGGGCCATCAACCGCAGAATGTCGTCAGGTTGGACAATAACATCCGCATCAATAAACAGAAGCTCTGTGCAATCTGTCTTTAAAAATTCATGCACTAATGCATTACGCGCCATCGTGATGATGGAGCAATTGGACAAATCAGACAACGTGACGGACACACCAAGACTCATTGCTTTGGGCATTAACTGCGCCAGAGCAAATGCGGTCTTGATGTTCAGCTTGCCGTCATAGGCTGGAATGCCTATAAACAGCTTGCGTCCCGTCAATGTTGCCTGTTTTGTTTCAGCCATAAAACACCGTTACAAAGCTAGTGTTTGAGATGCTTGCGTAAATACCAAGCGCCGCCAACATGCCTTCTCCGGGAATTAAAACTGCAACAGGTGTTGTAACACTTGTAGAAGTCCCAAAACTTACTAGCCAGCGAGCACCACTGTTTACGTATCGGCAAGCTGTACCCGCTGTAACCGTTCCAGAATTTGGGTCTGTAAAAGTAAAAGTGCTTGAGTCAACAACAGTAATTACATAATTACCATCTGTGGCTGATGCGCCAGCGGCGGCGCTAAAACCAATACCAACACGATCACCTGTTGCCAAGCCATGTGCTGATTTGGTTACAGTAACAAGAGCACTTGACCTGCCATAAGTAGCAGATGTAGGGGCTACAGTCGTGTCAAATATTTCAACAACCCCCGCACCGCCACCGCTACCTTGGAAGGTAATTTGTTTTACACGATTACGCCCAGTAGGAGCGATAAAGCCTGAAACATCAAGATGTCCAGCCAATACGTCAGTTTGCATCATAATTAATCTCCTTGTAAACGGGGGCCGAAGCCCCCTAGATCAATTAAGCAGATGCTGGGAATTGTGAGCCGTTAGAGTCAGCAACCACGTACATGATTGTGTACTGGACAGTACCGGCGGTCACTGCGGCTACAGTTGGGGTCATCGTGGCAACAATCTTCACGTCTGTTGGGCCAACGCCAATACCGCTAGGAGAAGCAGTGGATGCAACACCACACCATGCGCCCAACTTAGCAGCTGCGTTGCTGATAGCAGCACGACCAGCAGCGGTCACGTCAGTAGCGGCCCAGTACAAGGCGGCTGTAGTGCCATCACCAATGCTAACGTTAGCGGCTGTAGAGCCAGTAAAGGCAACAGTGGTGTCAATCAAGATGTCAACGATTTGAGCGCCAGCAGGCAACACGCAAATGGTGTCAGTAGTCGCAGAAGCGGCTTGACCTGTGTAGTTCTTTTTGAATGTCTGAGAAACAACGGTTGCGCCGCAGTTTTCAATAGTACCAACAGTGGTGCCGGTTGTGTTACGGACAGTGCCGAGCAGCCAAGGGCCGAGGTGAGTTGCGAATCCCATGATGTATTCCTTACATACAAGTGAAGTGCATCAATCGGTATGTCGTCTGCCGGGACAGTTTGATGCACCGGAAAGCCCGGATTAATATGTTTATACCACTGTGTTTACTTGGGTGCAACTTTTTTCTTTCGTGCCGCTAACATTTTTGCTTTCCACACAGGGTCCGCCCACAACGCTTTAGAGGCCGCTGCTTTGGCGGCTTTGACTTCCGCACGGTTGGCAATTTCTTGATTGTTAGCAGTTTGCATGGCTGCATACGCAGGATCGCTCCATTGGGCCTTGGCCTGAGCACTCGTCTTAGCTTTGGATACGTCAGTACTACGTGCCAATTTAATGCCTTGCTGACGTTTTTTCCGGGTCTCGGGATTAGCCCACGCTTCGGCACTGGCAACGGACTTGTGCGCACGGGCTTCAGGGGTACTTTGTACGGCTTTTTGCGCGGCAACAACTTTCTCACGGTACTCTGGGCGCTGCCACTTATCTAATGACTCTACACGTAGAAATTCCTTCTCGGCATCAGAACGAATTGCGCCACTTGCGCCTTCCCCGCCATCAGTCAAATTAAATAGCGACCCTTGTTTGAGATTGCGCCGCCCATACAAAGCAATTAATTCAATTTCTTTGGTAAATGCTTCGGTTTCATTTTCCGTTTCAAACACGCGTTCACAGATGGATACAAACCCCCGCGCTTTGAGGTGAGCTATAAAGTCTTGAAACGGTTTGTTGTGTGACCCACGCGACCAATGGGACAAGTCGCGGTCACCAGTGCCTTTGCCTACGTACACAGGCTGGTTGTTTTTGGTTGGGCGGGGATCGCGGTAAACATAAACATAAAACATACAAGCTCCTTAAGTAATGGAGCTACTGTACCACAATGGACGGAGAAGTACAAACTATTTCTGAAGATTCAGAAAAAGACTTAGTAATAGGTAACGTTTGTTACGATACGGGGAATAGTTTGTGGAACACAATAGGCAATAAAAAAGGCCCCGAAGGGCCTTTCAAATCTCGCTAAGTGCTTGATTTTGTTGGATTTTTATCAGGACGAACCGGGTGATCCGAAGATACCGAGTGGGTCAGATACGCCGAAGCTGTAACGCTCACGGGCTTTATAACGCACGTTGCCTGTGTCAAAATCCCCATCCATTCCGGTAGACATAGGAGTACGAACGAAGTGCTTCAAGCCGTTAGGCACGTCTGTCAACAGGAACCAAGCGTTGGTGTCTGTCAAGAAGTGGTTAACAGTGTAGCCTTCAGGGATAGAACCGTTGTTCTTCAATGCGTTGATGTCATTGTCGGTAGTACCAACACGCAACTCAGTCTCGAGCAAACGTGTAGCAACGAACATCAGTGAAGGAGGAACAATCAACTTCTTAGGCTTAGCAGCGATGAGCAAACCGCGCTCGTCTGTCCAAGCAGCGATCTGAATAACTGCGTTTTCCAACGAAGTTTCATTCAAGTCAGCGCCAGTTGTAGGACGGTTGCTGTTAGTACCACCAGAAACCAAGGGGTGAGCGGTAGAGCAAAGCACCACGCCGTCGCCATATGTTGGGCCGCCAGTGAAGGCGTTGTTCAACACATAAGCAGCTTTAACTTGCTTGGTGTAAGCCATACCACGGGCCAAAGCCTTGGTATAACGTGAAGACAAGCTGTCGTACAAGTTATCTTCCACAGCTTCCTCAGTGATGGAGAAGCCCATCGCAATGGTTTCGTGGGTGTAACGTGCGGTCCATGCTTCTTGTGCATTGTCATAGCTGATGGCAGAGCCCTCATTCTTGACAGGTGCAGCAGAGAAGCCAGAAAGCTTTGTCTCTTCTTCGAAGCTACGCTCAGATGACTCTGTTTCGTAGATTTCTTTGTGCTCTTCGCCGTATTTAGCGTATTCCAGACCGAACAATGCGTTCAAACCGGGGAGCAACTCTTTCAATAGTTGTGCGCGTGAAATAGCCATGATTTAGCTCCTTAGATACCGGTAGTGTTGTTGTACTGAGCGGTATTGAACTTAACGAGGAACTCGTAGTAAGTTGTGGCAGCTACATTGGCATTGCCAGTCGCTGTGTCGGGCACAACGTCAATAACACGAACAGGAAGTGTATTAGTAGTGTTGGCGGAAGAACCGTCAATACCGTAATACGAATCACCAGTGGTGGTGGAACCAACGGTTGCAACCAAAGCGACGTTAGAACCAACAATCGCACGGCTATAAGCTGTAGGAGTTGTGGAACCGGCGACTGTAGCGCAGACCTTGAAGGCAGCCATAGGATCATCCACAACAAAGGCAAAAGCCATGTTTGTAGAAGTAGACACAGCGGCGGGGTAGTACTGCTGGAACGTAGGTTGACTCAAAGAGTTAACGTAAGAACATCCAACCAACACGCCAACAATTGAACCTGAGTCAGTTGTACTAGCAGCTACGATGTAGCCGTTAGTATCAATCTTAACGGTGTCACCGTTCAGGATTGCTGTCGCGTAAGCGGGCGCGATTGGGATTTGACGGATCGCTCCGGCGTAAGGCAGGCCGTCAATACGATTGACAGGCTTGAAGCCGTACGTCTTATCAATGGTAGGGTATGCCATCTATAGACTCCAAAAAATTTAATTACCTTTTCCGAAAGTGACCGTGGACTTACGTTCTTTGAACATAGGCATCCTCGGATCATTTTCGCGCATGTAAGTGTTATCTACTGAGGCCATTTGCGCTTCCGCTTGTTGGCGGTAGTAAGCATCTCGCTGTTCAGTAAACTCCACAGGTGTTTTGCAGAGCAACAAACCGCCTACTTCCACACAGTCAGGGAACTTCGGATTTGAAGAACCAAACAAGCGGATTTCGGGATGGTCAGCAGCCCTAACGGGTTCCCAGCCTTCGCGTAATTTACCGGAAATGTTCGTGGCGTCATCTTTACCCAGCGAGCTAATCCTGATCCAGCGATACGCATAACCCGGCTCCGGATTGGGGTCAGGCAGAAGTTGTGGGGGCATCCAATGCTTTGGGCGCTCCAACTTTTCGCGTGTATCAAGTTCCCGTGATAGGGGTTTAGTTTTTTCCATTTTCATTTCCTCATTTCTTCAGCAACCTTACGGGCGTACAGTTCCAATGGAACCCCCAACCGCTTGGCGAGATTCACCTGTGTCTGCGTAAGCACGATCTTTTTAGGCGCTGTGCTACGGGTTGCAGGTGCAACAACGTTGGATTTAGTGCGTTGAGGTTTCGCATCAACGGACTCTTCGGCTCCAAACTGATCCGAGAATCTTTCCCTAATGTCAGCGTTAATACGTCGATAGTATTCGTCGCTGCCACTTGGTATTCCTTCAGCTACCAGATCCTCATGCAGGCCTAGGGCATAAGCCGTCATTCGCTTGTTGCTTCCAAACCACTGATTTTGGTCTTGCCATGCAAGTAGTTTTTCGTCAACTGGCGCAGCTTTGGTGGGCTGTTGGTTCATTTGTACAGGAGTTTCTTGTTCCTGTAAAGGGGCTGGCTTAAAATTATTTACTTTATCTGCGCGAATCTTGGCAATGGTCAGAGCTTCTTGAGCTTCAACCAACTTGTCAGAGTCACCAGACTCGTATGCCTCTTTGTACAGACGCTTAGCAGCTTCGACTTCCCCAGACACTACTTTTTTAGCTTGTTCTAGGAGAGCAGCTTGATTCTGGTTAACAGAACCTTTGAGCTTTTTGTTCTCTTCCAGCACGGCTTGCGCCAAGCGAAGAGCTTCATCTTTCTCACGCTCAGCCGTTTCTTTAGCGCGGCGCTCTTCGTGATAGCCCTTGGTGAAATGCTTGATGCGCTTTTGCACGCTTTCGTCGTATTTTGACAACTCTTCGTCCGTTACCTCTTTGGGAGGCTCAGCCATGGGCTTGCGGCCACGGTCTTCGGGAGGCGTGTCGTCCACAACTTCAATCTCAGGCGTACCTTCGCCCTCTACCTCAAAGTCAACTTTTTCCTCGGCCTTAGCATTTTTGCTTTCGGCTTCGTCGGGGAACTTAAATTCTTCTGTTGCCATGGTTTACTCCTTTGGCGCGGATTTCAACGCCGCAATTTCGCTTTTTAACGCGGTTCGTTCCATCAACAGATTGCCAATCATTTGAAGGTGTTCTTTATGCCGCGCTTCCATCACCGAAACAAGCTTTTGAAAATCATGCGCCCAAGAGCCCATATTTCTCGTCAACAAGTCTGCGTTGTACCAAACGTGGTCAGCCGTAATGCCTTCCACGGATACGTTGTCTTTAATCTCTAAGTCTTCAAAACTCATGATTTACTCCTTAGTTAGGGCGCTGGATACCACGAGGGTCTTGCACAACAGCCTGAACGGAATCATCATTGATGAGTCGCCATTCTGTTCCGTGAATCTTCATGCGGGTTCCTGTGTTAGGACGTACTAACACAAAGTCACCAACTTTGCAGCTGGGGCCAGATGGGAATCTGGCTGCGTCTTTAAACGCATCAGGGCCAATCTTGGCCACAAACAAAACGGGGGAAAGCAGCTCTTCGTATGCCATCATGCTGGCGGTTTTTACTAACAAACCAGATTCGCCGATCTCTTCTTCTGCCTTTGGCAACATACACAGCAAGTGGTATGTTGCTGGATCTGGCACTTGTTTGGCTTTTTCTTCCGCAGAGGTATTAAGCACCCCACTTAGATCAACCGCACTAACATCAAATTCAGTCATCTTCATATTCCTTAGTTTTACGCACGAGGTCAGCAAGTTCATACTGCGCGGTTTGCAGACCTCGGATAGTCCCGCACAGTTCTTTGTAGTGATCGTGGGATTTAGCGCCACCACCACTGACAACATCGACCAACTGCTTGACGTGCTCGTCAAGTTTCTTGTTTAACACTTCAAGCAAGTTAGCCATGATTACTCCCTATTACCCTGTAATAACTTCTCAAGTCTGTCCATCTCGGCGTGCTCCAGTTTCTGGTTATGCACCTGTCCGCCGTGAGCCATCTTCTGGCCGTGAGCTTGTTGTTGCATCATCATGGCTTGTTGCTGCTGCATCTGCGCTTGTTGCAACTCCATCTGTTTAGCTGCCATCTCTAGAGCGTGCAACTCTTGGGCTTGCGTAATTTCTTGCTGCAGGCGCATCGCAGCCATCGCTGGATCTTCACCAAGTCGAGCTGCGCTCTCTTGCGCCTTGAGCGACAACTCCTCAGCCTTAAGCTGCAAGTCACCTTTGACCTTGAGCTGTTTAGTCTCAGCATCTTTTGCTTTGATCTGGAGTTCAGCCTGCTGCATCTGAATGATCGGATCTTGTGCCTGCTGCATCGCTTGCTGCTGCGCTGCCTTAGCTTTATCCATCTGCAAGAGTTGTGTCGCAGCCTGTGCCACAAGTTTAGACATCTGAACTTCAGTGTTCTCATCCAACTGCGCATCTGGTGCTGGAAGTGTTGCACCCAACTGCTCCTGTACTTTCTGACGGTACTGAAACGCAACGTGTTCAGCAACGTGCGCCATGATCGCACCTTGAATCTGCTGAGCCATGGGACTCTGACCAATCTGACCCATCACCATGGGGTCCTGCATCATGCTGGTATGCACAGCAATGTGTGCATCATGGTCTTGATAAATAAACGCTTTCGTCGGCTTGCCAGTGAGGAATGACATGTTCTCAGACACAGGATCACGCGGAGTCTGGTCGTCATCTATCGGCACAAGCTTGTCTGCGTTCTTGATACCTAGAACTTCAATCATCTGGCGGTGCAGGACTGGTAAGTTATAGATCTGTGGAGCACCTTGAGCCAGCTGAATAACAGCTTGGTACTGCATGATGCGCTGAGCCATCGTTGCACTGTTCGGATCACTGACTGGAATCACCGACACCATGTCGTAGTCAGCCTGCTTCGCTTTGCGATCACCCTCAACTGGATCGAAGCTGTACTCAGGTGGTGTGTGGTCACGAATGATGTCACGCAACAACTGGAACTCTTGCTTCATCGAGTAGTGCACGCGGGCCTGAACAGCACTCATTGTCTTGAGTTGTCTTTCAAGCAGTGCCAGTGTTGTACCTACCGGAGCATTTGCACTCATGTCGCTGATGTTCATATCAGCAATAGAGCCAAGGCGTTTGCCCTCGTCGGTGATCTGGTTCAAGAGCGCCAGCAGAACTTGTGATGGTTCTTTATATGGCAGCGTCATGATGTTGTCGCGCACCGATCCGCTTGGCACGTCTACATCACGGAACTCACCGGGGTTGATCGGAGTGTCGTCGCCTTTGATTCGCAGACCGCGTGCTTTCAAGCCACCGGGCAAGTTAGATAGTGTGCCCGCATCGACCAGTTGACGAATGATAGATGTGCCTGCACGGGCGTAGCCACCGATCAGGTGAATCAAACCAAGACCGTACGCACCGAAGCCGGGTACATATGTGTACTGTACGAAGTGATCGCGCTTTAGTTTTTGTTTGTCGTCTGGGTTCCAGTTTCTTCGAACCGCCAACACCTTGTTTGTGCCACGTTCGATCGTCACGATGTACGGCAGGGCAATACCGTCTTCATCTTCGTAACCGGGTAAGTCGTAGTCGATGTGAATCTCAAGCGTTTGGTAGCGGTCGTCGTCCGTCAGCGTAAAGCCTTGGTCTTCTGCTTTCTTCTTCTCGATATCCGAGTGAATAACTTGTGGCTCGCCCAGCTCTACCTCACGATAAAACCCAGCAACCTGCAGGCGCTTCATGTCGTTTTTGGTCTTACGCATGACGTGTGTCACGCGGTCAGAAGTCCTCAAACTTGACGCGCCATAGGGAATAATGATGTCTTCTGCGGGGATAAACATCGACACTTGACGGTTTAAGCTGGGGTCAAAGTAGACTTTCTTAAACGCTGAACCGGCCAGACCTAAGGAATACAACATGCGCTCGTGCTCGGGGCGATACTCAGCCATCACCTCAGTGAGCTGGTAATTCATGTCGTCACGTACGCGCTCCGCAGCCTCTTCTTTAAGGCGGTCAATGGCACCGATGATCTCCGTCTTGACCGGACCCTGAGCAGGGAACGTTTCAATGATAGTCTCACTTTGGAATCTAATCGCGGCTTCGGTGAGTACAGTAGAAAACACTCCACAAGCTCCAAGCCATGGTTCCGTACGTTCCTCATATTTCATCCCCAAGACGTCTAAACCCTTGACGTACATCTCAACCCATTCCTTGCGGCTGCCAATGTCAGCGTCCACCATCTCAACCAAATCACTGGCTAGCTTCTGCAGCTCGCCCTCGTCCATCTCTTCTGCAAGGTTAGCGTCAAAGTCGCCCTCCCCTTTCTCCGGCATGCCTTCCATCAAGTCAATCTCAATGCCGTCCATGCCAACGATCACACCATCAGGGTTCTCGATCTGAATCTCAATCGCCTCGCCTTCCCCTTCAGGGGCCAGTGCATCTAGCCCAAGCGGAGCTGGGTTCAGTGAGGGGAACATATTAGTAGCCATTATTTAGTCCTTGTGCTTAGTAATACGCTTGGCGCTTGCCAGCGTAATAGGGCTCATTATCCTCGTGGTCACTGCTCAAGCGCAATAGCCCACCCTTGCGAATTCGCATCAGCGCAAGCGTCATTGTGTCAACCTCGTCGTCATGCTCGCCCGCAGGAAACGCCAAGATCTCCTCCACAGTGGCCGCAGCCCACGCACTTTCGGGGAACCATACATGCCCCGACGCAAACATGTCCGCCACGGCGTTAAGCCTAGCAATCTTATCCTGACCCTTACCCGGGCTGAAGTCCTGCACAAATATACCTGACCTTCGCATCTCGTCGATGAGCGGCTGACCGCTGGCCTTAGCCTCGACGATCACACTGTCGGGCTCCCACTCTTTGTACTGCTCGTGCGCCATCGCTTTCAACTCAGGAAACTCATACTTGCCCTTGACTTTGTTCAGCAATATGACGTTCTCCGTCCCGTCGTCCTCATTTGTCCATGTGCCCCACGTATGGCATACAGAATAGTCGGACCGCTCCTTGGTAGTTAGCGCCGTATCGAACGCCTGCACAATAAAGTTGATTCTCGGCGGATTATCCTTCTCCCACCAGCGTATCCAATCCCGTTTTATGATCGCAGCCTCGGCTGCTGTTGGGTTTTGCTGGTATTGAGCGTACCACTGCCACATGATGTGGTGCATTGACGCCCGGGTTTGCTGCAAAGCTTCGAGTGACCACTGTTCTGGCCAGATTGACTTCTCCTCTGGCGTGTTTTCGTTAAGAATTGCAGGGAATTCGAACGTTTCGTACTTGTCCCCGCCCTCATTCTGGGCAGAATCCTTGATAAGCCGTCCAATCAGGTCCCGTTGGTGCCACCTTGTGTGTAATACGCAGATTTTCCCCTCTGGCATGAGACGAGTACGCAAACCAGCACTAAACCACTCGTATGCAGAGTCAAGTGACGTCGTATTTCCAGCCTTGATGTCCTGTTCAGACAGCGGATCGTCAGCAATAATGAGGTGGGCACCACGGCCAGCCAGCGCACCACCCACACCAATCGCAAAATACTCGCCACCCTTGGTCGTATTCCACTGCGCAGCAGCTTTGGCGTCGCTTGCGATGTTTGTATTGGGGAAAATCGCCTTGTATTCGGGCGTATTAATAAGATTTCGCACCTTTCGGGCCATCACAATCGCTAAATCTGCAGTGTGTGAGGCAACAATTACCTTGTGGTCAGGGTGTTTGCCCAAGTACCAAGCCGGATAGTAGATAGAAATCATCTGAGACTTGCCCATACGAGGTGCCATCGACACAGCAATCCGGTTTTTCTCGTTAGTTTCCACCTGCATCAGCAGGGATCCAAGGCGTTTTAGGTGAACTCCAAACTTATAGTTACCGTCAATAGCAGCTATAAATGCAAGGAAATCGTTCTGCGCCAACTGCTGGCGCTTTCGCCCGTCAAGTTCTGCAAACATAGACAATAACTCGACTGCCTCAGCGTGCGGCAGCTTTTTGGAGATCTTTTCAATCATCTCCGGAGTCAGTGTTTGTTCAAATTGCATATGGGTTAAATGGCTTCGATGTCTGACACGTCTATCTTGATCTGGGCCATGGTTGGTCTGGCACTGTTGTCCACTACTTCGGCTTCCAGCACTTTTGTCAGGCGTTCACGTAGCATCTGTTCCAGCTCTTCGGTTGGCCGGTGCCGCATCGTAATCTCAGTCTTGTCAGTAAACAACCCAACGTCGCTGATCTTGCCCAGCATCTCTAAGGACTTTAGCCTAACCCGGGGGTCGGCATTGGAACTTTCCATGATGAGCTTATTAGTAACGTATGTTCGCAGCTGTTGGGCCGACTTGATTACCACCTGATCGTATTCAGATAGCAGGGACTGCAGATACACAACCATACCGGGCGACGCCAGATCAGCATCCGAGGCAAGCTGATTGCCGGAAAACACTTCGCGTGCTTTGTCTTTGTCTTCGTCGGATATTTCGTTGGGGTCTGGCAGATTGTTAGTGTCTACCAACGCAGCCATGGCAGAAGCCACGCGCGCCTCCAGCGACACAAATGTCGGGGAGTAGTTCGCAAGCGGAACGTCAAAGTCTATAACTGGTGTGTACATGGGAGGGAATCGCACTCCTTAGGTTGAGCGGATTATATGATAATTTTTTACATGTGTGTTTTATTTTTGCATGGGGGGTGTTTCCTGTATGAAGGGGGTGGGGGTTAAGTATCCAGTTTTTATTTTTAAGTATACGGTGGGTACAGGGGGCTATATAGTTTTGTATAGGAATGGATTTTTGTGGTGTTCGCGGATTCATCACTCAGCGTATACGCAGGCGGGACTCCGGTTGCCCACAGCTTGGGGTCGGGGTGCGGTGGGGTCGAGATAATGCCGGAAAAGTTATAAGGTTAGGTCTTTGGGTAAGTATTGACAAGGGTTTCAATTCATGGTGTAATTCAGTTGTCGGTTAAATCAATCGGCATTTAAATCAACTCTATTCAAAAGGTGTTTATATGACATACGTTTCAAAATCCATCATTTCTACAATCTTCAAAGCCTTCGAGGGTGAAGCAAAGGCCGTCCAAAAAGCCCGCTCAATTCAAGATCAAGCAATTCAACAAGCCCTTGATGTCATAACCCTTGCATGTGACAAACCAAAGGCCGACTTTATGAAAGGCAATGCAAAAACTAACCCCGCCCGTGCCGACATCAAAGGCATTTTTGACGGCCTAGTTGAAAAGGGTTTTATCTCCAAGGCATCCGGTGCACAATATCAATCGGCCTTTTGGATTGCTTTTGAAACCGGTGTTGAATTTCAACGTGATCTTGTCAACAAGAAAAGTGATTCCAAAAAAGAGTCGTCACCAAAGGCGGGTAAGGTTACATCAACTTCACGCACCGACTTGGACAAAACACTAAGCAAGGCAATTGCTCAAGCCCGCATGTTAGGGTTAACTGAATTCGCCGCCGACATGTTAGACCTTTGCATCGAATCCCTCGACGACTTTAAAGAGATCACGAACGACAAGTGATTGACCCGCAACCCCAAGGCCACCGCAAGGTGGCTTTTTTTTCGCCCCGAGTTTTGTGTATGAGCGCTTATAGTATGCGCTCATAAAGCGTCATAGTAGTCTGACCGTGCGGGAGCGTGAGCGTGAGCGTGAGTGCGCGTGCGCGCGTACGTGAGGGCGCGCGTGATGCAAAACCAGCAAAATTCTAAGCTTAGAAGTTTCGGCAGGGTGTGTTACAAAGTAACAAAAAACCCAAAAAAGTTACAAATGCTCTGTAACGCCGAAAATTGCAATCCCCTACCAAAAAGTAATACTAAGCGTTTCAAAAACAAGAGAGAGAGATATAGATATATATATATAATATATAATTGTTACATTGTAACGGTCTTTTTAGAATCATGACGGTCAAAAACAGGCTATAGCTATAATCGCTCTTTTCCATGTTCGCAGGCTCGGTATAGTTTATAGGCCTGTTTTTTGACTCTTATACTATTTAAACCCTGATACAGCGTAACTTCAGTACACTACGACCTTACTACCTATACCAAAACATCGCTAAGTTGTTGATTTGTAATATGCTCCCCATTTTCCCCCATGTAACACCACCCCCGTAACGTTTTTCACCCTTTCTGTTACTTTGTAACGCAAAACCCCCGTTTTTATACTCGTTTACCCTAACCCCCAAAAATCCCCCCAAAAACTTCTAACCTTAGAACTTTTCCCCCTGCCACACACCACATTAACTCTGCTATACTACGCACCTATCATCAACTACACACGGCACA